GAAGATCCTGCACTTCGAGGACATCAAGGCGGTGATCTCGTTGATCGGCTGGTTGCGCTCCGCGGTCAGTTCGGTATTTGCCTGGGCCCGTCCGCTGAGCAGGAGTTGGTTGTAGGCATCGTTCTGCGATTGGCTATCGGAACGCATCGCGCGGTCATAGGCTTCCGTTCCAGGCATCACGCCCTGATTATATAGCTTGCTTTCAAGAGCCGCGTTGCGCTCCTGCAAAACCGGATCGAGCCGCTTCCGGCCCAACTCCATCAACCGTCCCTCCGTAGCCGCGTTGTCCAGCTTGAACGGTGTGTCCAACAGGCCTGTCAGCTTCTTGGTCTGGTTGATGCCGAGCGTGTTGGTGAGATTGTCGAATTCCCACTGCTGGTCCTGGTTGCGCTGCTCGGGGTCCGATAGTTTGGTCGTCATTGAATAGCGCGGGGTGCCGTCCGCCCACGTTCCGTTCTGCGTATAGCTCTGCGTACCGTAAGGATTGGTCTGATCGACCATGTTCAACTGCTGTTGCGTGGTCGCAGTTTTCACATTGGACGCGGTTTGCGCGTTGGCGGTCGCTACCGGATCAGGTGCGGCAGGTGCTGCGGCTGTTTTCATAGGAACCTGCAGTCCTCTTTGAGCATCCGAAACACTACCGCATCGTCATCGGGGTAGAAGTGTTTCGCGATGCACTCGTATTTGAAGCCGTAACGTGGTGCGAGTTGGAGAACGAGCTTGTTTCGTTTTTTCGTTCGCACCGTCAGGCGGCGGCATTTGTTGGTGTTGAAGGCGTAATTTGCGACATACCGAATGATCTGCCGGGTGATACCGCCAGGCTCAGCCACAATGGTCATTTCCATATTCGAATGGTTGAAGTCGTTGAACACGAACGCAGCCAATGGCTTCTTGTCGTCGGTTAAAAACCCGATGGCCTGGAACGGAGGACAGATCGTAACGCCCAGCCGTGAGCCGACATAGGCGCCGATTTCCGCGCCATCGACCACGATCATCAGAAGAAGCCGCCTTCTTCATGGATTGTGTTAAACCCGTTCAAGCGCATGATCACATCGCCGGTTTCCCCGACAACGCCTGTCCTCGATCGAAAGTGGATCGACGCGCACTGGCCGATGCCGGAAATCCCGGACCAGTCAGCAACGGTTCGTCCCTCGACCGCATAAACTGACTCGTCATAGATAGCGTGTACATCATAAAGCGCAGATCCGGATACCGTACTGGAAGGTGTGCCCAGCGAAGCATTGTCGCGAAAGTCGGTCGATAGTCCGATGGCCGGCCGATTATCGGAATCCGTCGTCAACAAGGGCTGGATCAGCTTCCACTGTTTTAGCCTGCCCTTCGATTTATAATAATTGTAGGCGCCCTGCCCGATGGCATCGACCGGTGTCGAAACGTCGATGGCCCCGGTATCAGCTTGATAGACAATGCCGTCATTGCCGCCAAAAAATAGATTGTCCTTGAACACGGCCCACGTATTCGCATTCATGGCCGTGAACTTGCACCAGGCCCCCGTGATCGTGTTCATCACGTATTGCTCCTGGGTCTGCCCTTCTTCGATCGGGACATTCAGGACCGCCATCGTCCCCTTGGTATAGGGGGTCAGTTCCCATCCGAAATTACCCTTGTAGAGTCGCGCCGCCTCGTTCATCGCGCTATTGATGTTCAGCGTGATCGTAACCTGTGTTTGCGCGGCCTGATCGAGTACGAGCCCCTTTGACAGCGGCAAAACACCGTCAAGGTTCAACAGCATCAGTTCGGCGCCGACCTTGTTAAAGCAGCGATAGCCCAATGGAGGTCCGGAATCGTAAACGCCAACCAACTCCCATGTATCAGCCGCCGCCGGGTCCGTGCCGGCATAAACCACAACCTGCCCCATTGACGAAATGAACACTGCCAGATCGTCAGCACCCGAACCTCCGTCTCGGGTCCAAGTGGACATCGCAACCAGAAACCCGCCTTTGGTAAACAGACCACCAAGCTCAAACGTGGTAGCTGCGCCAGCAATCGCCCCTGTCGGCAAGTAAGCCGCCTTGGTCGAGTCCTTCAGGACTACCCAGATACGCCCCTTATGAGCGTTGACGTTGATGGCATCCGACGACGTAATCCCCGTAATGGCAGGCTCGGCCCACACCGATCCGTTATAGTGCAATGCCGCGTCAGTACCGTTGACGGCCCAGAGAAACTTTCCCCCAGCCGTAGTAAAATTGATGTATTGCCAGCGATTATTGGATACGGTTTCCGTCGTGGCAGAAGCCGCGCCACTCGCGCTTACGTCCCAGATTGTGCCGTTGCTCACCGCAAACATCTTGGAGGCTGCTGCAGTCAATCCATTGTAGAGCATCAGCGTATCGACAACGGACGACCCCATGCCGTTACAATGCTGGATATGCCCCCTTCGAACGCGAACGTCGGATGGGGTAGGAAACCAGTTTTCAAGAGCAATCGCCCGGTCTTCCTTCATGTCAGCCAGCGCCGACACGGCATCCCATCCACCAACGGGGGCTGGAATGCTCGTTCCAATGCCAACCGGACGTTTGCCGGGGTTTAGCCGCGCGGCTGTCCGGATCATAGAGGCAGCGTCTCAGGCACGATGGGAGAATGCGGGATACGATCCCATTCGGTGCAGGACGTGTCGATCACCACACGGGCGCCGTCCTTGAAGATCGCCTTGTTCACCTTTATTTCGTAGTCGTTCATTGACTCGGCATAATCCAGGCCCTTGGCGGACTTGAAGCGCCATATGATGCCGAGCGTGGTCAGTTCCTCATCTAGGACGCCAGTATCCGTATCGGCCGCCCACCTGGATTGACCGGCCAAAGCCGCCGACCGGCACCAGTTTCTGGTGATGTACTCATAGGCGACAGTCTCGATCGAGGTTGGCGTAGGCGAGATGAAGAACAAATCTCCCTTGATCCGAAAAGCAGGGTTGACCATCGTCACTAAGCTAGCCTGCGTCCGCTGCCACTGCATGGGGGTCAGATCGCCAAACATCTGTCTACGCCGGGTCCGATTGAACACCGTGCCCTTGATCATCTGATCAAACCCGGACGGCAGCGCATAGGATGCCGTTCCGTTCGCCGTCGAGAATGTATGTTCCGTCTGAAACGCCTGCCATGTGTGACGGTCATACAGCGCCTTGCCCTCTTCCTGGGCCAGCCCGAGCAGCGTCACGATCAATGGATCGGTGGACGTTATCACGGTGCTGGGACGGGTCAGGCCGAGCCTGTCCGCCGCGTCCTGTACGATCGTCAGCAGTGTCATGCGGCGGCCTCTTCAGACTTCGGAGGCCTGCCGGGTCCGCGCTTAACTGGCTGGTCCTGCATCAGTTTCGCCAGCATTTCCGCCATTTCATCGATGCGGGTATTCGCGGCGGCGAGTTGATCGTCCTTGGCCTTCATCTCGGCGTCGAAGCGATTGACGTCCTTGTGGTCAAGGAACTTCTTGGCTGCCTCGATGATCGAGCGAAGATTGGGGATCGGGATACGGCTGATGTGCGAATCCGTGAGCATCGAACAGTCTTCAACCGAGCGAATGCCGTTGACGCGGAGGACTTCCGCCTGCTGTGATGTCAGGTGGTTCCACGCTGCAAGAGGAGTTCCAGTCTCAGGGAGATCCTGGTTGGATTTCCAGGCATCATAGCGGGGCTTGATGAACTCCCACATTACCCGCGCGGCCTGAACCGCAGGGTTGGCTCCAGCTACCTTCTGAACACTGGAGAGAATATCGATGCGCTCGACAACCTGCGTTCGGCCGGCCTGCCCGATCGGTCCATATTCGACCATATCACGAGCCCGCGCTTCTTTCGTAACCGGGTGTTCGTCATAGACCGTGAAGAAACGATAGATAATGATCGGAAGCTTTTCCATTTGTCCTCTATGTGTTTGGAAGTTGGATGAACCAGGTGAAGTTCTCGCCAAGCTCAAGCTTGAACGAATGGGCGGCAGCAAATTCATTGACGGCCTGGGTTACGCCAAACTTCGGAAACCCGTCGTTTTCATAGTCATGGCCACCTAGCCAGCCACCCGGCTTTACCTTGCTGTGCCACGCCTCGATGTCGGCCCGGCAGCCTTGGTAGGAATGATCGGCGTCTATGAAAACGAAATCTCTGGAACCCTCTAGTACATCAGCCGCGGCCTCGGTAGAACGTCTGCGGACGACATGGGCGCGCTCTCCAGCAAAAGCCACACGATTTCGCGCGTGGGATTCGAAGTCATCCTGGGCGGATTGTGTAAGTTCAGCGTGCCAATCCCCGCTGTCAACGGCATATGATTTTCCATCGCCTTCCCAGCTATCGACCATGTCCAAGTGCATGCTTGGGTGATTTCGCAACAGAGCCGACGACATATCGCCCTTGAACTCGCCTACCTCGACCCCCCGGGGTTGAGCAGCACCGTTCAGGCGTTTTAGAACCTCGTTCGCTCGAACTTGTGCTGGCGTCATCGGCATATTCTCAGCCAAAAGTTTCGCCATGGTCTGCAGCATGCCGTCACCCGCGACAGTAATGATACAGCCATCCGCTACCAGTCCCGGCACCAGATCACGGAACTCGTTGACCTGCTGCGCCATCCATCCACTTGCCCTGAACTTCCGGTCCCCACACAGCGCGTCAACCACACGATCATTGTCATTCAAGGATTGGCTGTAGGCGTGGTGATCGTCATCCCGATAGGAACTATCGAATCCATAGAGATGTATCTTTCGATATCCAGCCGCGAACATCAGTACGATCGCATTGAGCCCAACCGTTGATCCGCCCCCGATCAGGTGAACCGGAAGCTCGCGCTCGTCCTTGAGGATTTCAGCCATGCCCTCGGTGTTGACATGCCAGAGAATGGTTTCTTCCGCTGCCTCGAATGTATCCGGATGACACTGCGAGGCGAGCAGCGCTGTTATTTTAAGCCCCCTCACAAATTCAGCATTCTCGGGCCTTGCGTCGGCAATAACGACCATATCCGGGGTAATACCAACGCTTATCAGGAACTTGGCCGTTCCATTCAGCGCGATGACCTTCTGGCCCTGCTTCTGCCGCCAGGATAGTTCGCCAAGGCAATCCTTTAACGAAGGCCCACCCCCAACGATGCAGGCATGCCCATCATGCTCGGGCGAGGTATCGAACCATCGCAATTCTCGTGCCATGGACGAGCGGACATTAGCCTCCAGCTTTTCCCGTGCCGTATTGCAGATCGTATCCAGTTCAGCGCGCATCAGGCCGCCGACCTTCCAGACTTCCGGTACCCAGCCTGTAGTCACCTCGTGCGGCCGCGGCTTGCCATGAAATACTACCACGGACGCTTTTTCCGGTATGCCATTGATCTGCTTGTACGAGACGAACATCCCTGGAAATAGGGTCTGCAAGAACCTGATCTTGCCCTCGCAGGCGTGCCGTTCAATCCATAACTGGTCCCCACCGGGGTCTCGCATCGGCCAGCCGGCCTCTGCATAGCTCTCCCAGATTTCCCGCTGCTCTCCCGCCGTCCACAGCATGACGGAAGACTGCATCCCACTTGGCCGGTAGAAGTCCCGAAGGATAGCGAACGGCCCGTCATAGGCCGCCAGTTCATCCAAGCGTCCAGTGATCAACGTATCTAGATCGAAGAAAATCACCCGATCGCCTACCGGGAACAAATCTCCACGGAATAGACCGAGTTTCGACCACCAGCCAGGCAGGTCCGCCGGCAAAGGCCGGACCACGATGCCTTGATCAAGCACATCGTCCTGGTCAGTGAAACAAACGAACTCACCCTCGAACCCATCAGCCAGGTTGCGCCTGACCATATCGTAAAGGTTATTGACGTAGGCGGGGGAGAACGCCTCCCCCGCCCGTATGCAGCAGATGTGGAGCATCAGGTAAATTTGCCCTGCTGCACGGGGCGATTGATCGTCACAATCGCGGTAGAAGTGGTTGACGTGACCGTAGTAACAGCGGCGAAACGAGCGCCGACTACCTGACGGGATGCTGCCGAAGTCTGCATGACACGGCCAGCCGTTGCCGACAAATGGACGTTCATACCGACAGTAGCCAGCGCCGGGTCAACCTTGACGGCCGTTTTCAGGATAACGGCAGCGCCGCTAACCTGGTACCAACCCCATTGACTGCCGACGTTCGCTGACATCGCAACAGCCAGCGGCTGTCCACGATTGACAACGCCAGAAGTCGAGGTGAGCGCAGTCAACCCCGTGCTGTCACCATATCCCACCACCAGTCCTGGTAAGGTTCCGGTGACGCCCTTCAGGTAGATGAACTCGCCTTCGCCATAGGTCGGGTCAGTGGCGCGAACGATGGTGCCGATGGGGTGGTTCTGGACAGTGCTGGTAGTAGCGATCGGCTGCATGCCGGCAATGCCGGAAGTGATGATATATGCCATGTGCGCGCCTCCTTACGACACGTCGATGAGTTTGCCCTGCAACGAACGGTTCGTGCAGACCATGTTACCCATCCAGTAAATCGGAATCACAACGGCGTCCTGGTTCACCGGAACCTTGTCGTCATCCTGGGTCCACTGGGCCTCGGAATGCTGGACGACATAGAGGTATTTGGTGTTGAGGAAGTACCCGATCTCAGCGGTCGTGCCGAAATTGGTGTTGCTGTCAAAGATGACGTCGGCCGACTTGTATTGAAGTTCCGAGAAGCCGAGCGATGCCTTGTCCGACTTCATGTAGCGCTGGTTGGCCTGAAGCGAGGCCTCGTAGATCGCATACAGGTCGTTGGACGTGACGATCAGGTCGGGCTTGTCGTTGCCACGAACCGTGCGGAGCCACATCGTGTTGAACGATGCGCCGACCGAGGTGGTGGCAAAGCCGGTGACCGGGTTCTCGTAGAACTGGTTGGCCCAGAACGGATAGGTAGCGGAGTTGATGCCGCCAACCGTACCGGAACCGTCCGAGGTCACGATGAGCCCAAGGCCGCCGATCTGGTTGGTCAGGGCGCCGGAGCCGTAGAGGTCAACCGAGAAGTTGTTGGCCGCGGTGTTCATCGCGTTTTTAACACGGGCCTTGACCAGATCAATCATCTGTTCCGGACCGTTGTTCATGCGGATCTCACGACCGGAGGCGGTGACGTGGATGGCCACCTGGGCCCAGTCGTATTTCGCCGCCGTGAAGACGTCGGAAGCCGCCACGTCCAGCGCATCATAGCCGGAATAGCGCTGATAGGTGCCGTTTTCCGCGTATTCGAGGGGGAACACGATTTCATAACCACCCGACTTGGTGGAGATGTTGCCGTTGTCCTTGAGCTTGCGGAGCAGTGCGTTGTGGTCGGTGACGTTATCCACCAACTTTCGCGCATGGTTCCGCAGCGTCGTGCTCACCATTTCGGTGAACGTCGCATTGGGTGAAGGCATGGTTTAGTCCTTATGTGCCATAGTGTTTGCGTGCGATTGCCCAAAGGTCATCGTCCATCGTCTTGACCTGACTGGATTGGCCAGGGGATGACTTGACGTTGACGCCCGCTGCCTTCTTGGCCTTCGCCACGCGCTCGGCTTCGTCTGCCTTGCGCTTGTCTTCAGCCGCCTTCTGAGCCTCCACCTGGAGGCTCTGGCGAATGGTGGGATCGGCATAGATGGCCTTGTCGTAAGCGTCCTTCATGGTTTCGGCAGCACCTGACGACATCAGGCCGGCCATTACCTTTCGGACGCTTTCGAAGTGCGGTTTGTCCTTTGCGAAATCATCGATCTCGCGAGCCAGCGCATCGTTTTCAGCCTGGAGCTGTTGACGTTGCTGCGCTGTGAGGTGGGTTTTGATCTTGCCAAGCTCGGCCTCCAGTTCCGCCACGCGGGCGTTCTCTGGGCTGGCATCCTGTGCAGTCTCTCCCTGCAGATTGACCCCGTACACCCTGGCGATTTCAGCGATGGCAGCTCTCGGATTGGCTTCCAGCATTTCGTTAACGGCCATCATGCGGGCAATGCCGTCATGAGGTTGCAACCCGTTCTTCTGGAAGACGTGCGAGAACTGTTCGATGACTTTGCCGATGGGCTCGAAAGCCTTGATCTGCTGCCCCGCCCGAGAGATTGCTTCGTGGCTTTCCCTGTCCCGTTGCGCGATGTACTCGCGCGTGTCGGGTGGCAGGGTGGCCCACTTGGCCTTCTGCTCGGCAGACCAAGAGACGGGCGCATCGATGGCAGGCTTGGCCTGTTCTAGCGGTTTCTCTGCGGTTTGGTCTGCAACCTCTTTGACCTCGTTCGCGCCTTCGGCTGCGGTCTCGGTCGGATCTTTTGCGGCAAAACGCCCGTTTTCACGGGGCGGATTGCGCTTGTCCCATATGCTGCGCAGATCGTCGTCGATCGACGGTGCAGCGACTTCCGGGGTTTCGGTAACTACGGGCTCAATGGCAACAGGGCTTTCGCTCGGGGTCGGCGTGACCACGTCAGTAGCGGTTTCCATGTGTGGTCCTTATTTCCGGATACGGATCTTGTGCTTGTCGCGCGCTTCTGGCGTCAACAAATGCATCGCATTGTGCTTTGCAGCGAACTTCGGGTTGGTCAGGCCGCGGGGCGCATTGCCCATCGGCTCATATGGAACGCAGCCGTTACGTGCCAGGTCATCCCGTCGTGCCGATCGACTACTGATGACACGGCCATCGATCGGGGACTGATACGGTTCGATATCAGAGGCAATCATAGGCATGACCACGCTGGAGCAGTTTTTGTCAACGGGCATCGGCTCGTTGGTTTCCGGATCGCGAAACTTGCCATCACGCCAGACGTAGCGGGTCATTCGCGAAACCTAAATTCTTCCCCGTTCCATCGATACTCAACAAATTTAAAGGCATCTTCATACGAATCCTTGTGTGGGTTCACATTTACCGAAAATTCAGGCATAGGCCATATCGCCACCCTCAGAAGGGGCCCCTCGGAAATAAAACTCTTCCCATCGTATGGCCCTCCTACACAAACACCTTGAAAACTCATGTTTGGGCTCCATTCGGTTATCATGCTTTAAGCCTTGCGCTCCGGATGCTCGTACCGCTCCTTGCGAACCGGCGGCGTGACGACCTTGCCCTGCATCACGCGCTCGCTATGTGCAGCGTTCTTGTTGACAAAGCGCTGGGCGGCCTCGCCGTGCACAATCGGGCCATCAATGGGCTTGGCCGGCGCTGGATTAGCCATTGCTGGATTAGCGTCCGAGGGGTTCCCGATTTTCCCTACGAGGGGATTCTCAACAGGCGCAGGTTCCCCCAGGAAGATCCTTGCAGGCGCGGGCGTCGGATCAACGATTGGGTTGGTTTCATCACTCATTTTGCCGCTCCGTTCTTTGGTTTCTGCTTGGCCATCTTGGCCTTGTGGTCCATCATTTCAATTCCAAGTTCGTGCTTGTGTTCCGAGGCCTCCATCGCCATCGATTCGGAACGCTCCTGCATCGCAGTCTCGCGTTCCATCTTCTCGGAATCTATCATGGCCTTCTGCTGGGCGGCCTGCATCTCCATGCCCATCTTCTCGCGCATGAGGTCCAGTTCCTCGCGCTGCATCTGTAATTCGGCCTGCATCTTCTGCAGTTCCATCTGATGCTTCTGCTGTGCGGCCTGCAAGTCCATCTGGGCCTTTTGCTGCTCAAACTGCATCTTCTGCTGCTGAGCCTGGGCGTCCATATCCGCCTTTTGCTTGGCAACATCGGCCTTCATCTTCTCAGCCTCGACCTTCGGATCGGGCGGCGGCGGCTGGTCCTTGGTCTTCTGCGCCTGCTCGGTTGCCGAATCGATCGCGTCCTCAGCCTGCCGGCCAAGCTTGAACTGCCTTGCAAACGCCCCGTAAATCTCCATCACAACCGGCTTCATCGAAGCGTCAGCCATGATGATCGGCCCCATCGCCTGGCCAAACTGCGCCGTGCCCTGCAGGAACAAGTTCATCGTCTGCTGGTTGCGGCTCAAGTCATTCCGGATGGTCGAATCGCTCTCGACGTCAATCCGGTAGTTCCTCGAAATATCATCCTGCAGAAGCTGCATCACCTCTTCCTGGCTGGGCTGGCTGACGATCTCCTGCGCTTTTCCAGCCTGTGCCATAATCTGAGGCGGGATCTCTTGCCCTTGCTGCTGGGCTTGCTGGACCTGCTGCATCAGCGCCTGCACGGTCTGCTTCTGCTCAGCGCTCGGCAACTCTATACCGGTCATCTTGGCCAACAACGGCCAATCGAACTTGGTCGCGATGATCTCGGCCTTCAGTTCGAACAGTTCCCGCGCAAACCGGGCAACCTCGGACTGCCGCCGTTGTATACGCAGCGATCCCCACTGCGCCTTGAGATTCTGTGCGCCAAGGGTTTCGTTTGGATCGGTAGCGCCGCGGAGAATGTCCGCAATCCCAGTTACCTCATAGATCGTTTGCTTGATGGCCTCACGCTGCTCGTACAGTGTCTTGATGGCCGTCGTGGTAGGATCGAGCGGATACCAGTGAATGGCCTTCTCAAGCCCACCTTGGTTCAGGAATTGCTGTACATCGCTGGCCGGGACAAGCTCTCCGTCATCAGCCTCGGCAACCGCCTTGATGTCCAGGTTATTACCGCCGTATAGACCCCTGACTCGTAGCGTCTTGACCAGCTTGGTAATGCGCCGAGTAACGACGTTCAGCTCGTCAACCAGCGATTCATAAATCCGCAGCGGCGTGACCGGAACCAGCGAGGCTGTCTGTTCAATGGCCTGCAATGGCTTTGGCGTCGGGAAGAAGTTGGTCAGTTGAAGCGGGTCGTCCTCAGCCTTGAGCACCTTCTTATGGTAGTCTTGGCAGATGAATATGACCTTCTTCGACTCCTTGTCCCAGATCTCCCAGACCATCGCCCGCTTGAATACGTCCGACTTCGGGTTCTTGTCCCTCTTGTCCGTTGAACCATCGGAGGAATAGTTCAGCGGTATATCTTCGATGTTGATGTCGGTGCCGTCGATCAGCTTTGTGATCTCGTCCTTCGAAAGATAGTGGCGAAACGCTTCCCATGGCACCTCTCCCCAGAACCGTCCTGGGCCGCGGCGGAAGTCCCGCCAGGGGATATGCTCACACGGCACCTCAGCATAGGCTAGGGTTTCGTTGCCGGCCTCGTCCTGACCGAACGTAGGCACATAACGCACCCTAGCCACGCCGCGATCAGTGATCTCTGAATCCTTGATCGTAGCATGCATCATGCCGTCGAAGTCGTAAGTATCAACGGAGAAGCTTACCGACCGCTCGATGATGTCCGATACAACTTTGCCGATGGGGTCTTTATCGGCAAATCGGCGCCGAACATCAGGAATAGGGGTTGAGTTGTAGAGAGCGGGTACAAGGGTTTCAATGTTCGCATGATAGATGTTGAACTCTCGGTTCCGAGAGCCTTCCTTCGATCGGTAGATATCCTCGGCTTTCTCGGCATCTTCCCGCCATTCCTTCTCGTCCGCCCCGGAACGCTCGATCTGGTCAAGCCACAGCTTAACGTAATCCTGCTCGTCCTGTACCGCTTCCGCCTTGCTTTCATAGGTTGCGGTATTGGAGGTTTCTGTCATCCGAGGAAAAGCCAAGTCATCCAGAGGAGAGGCCCGAATAGCAGCATCGGGGCCATGACAATGAATACCCGTTCAGCGCCACGGATTCGAGCCAAAATTTGATCATCAATCTATCACCTTTTTCGCAGGCTCGCCGTGCCTACGAAATGACGTCAGGCTAAAGAACGCCCACTCGTCACGGTCCTCATCAATCAAGATCCATCGGCCAGCAGGTAGATCGAACGGACCGTCTAGGAAGATTTCCTCGTATATCGCGCTCAGTCGCCTATCCATCAATCTCGTGCTTTCTTGCGCATTTTGGCCTGCACCAGTTCCATTACGCTCATGTTGGCGACAACTCGTCCATCAGGCTTGACCTCATACTTCAGATCGTCCTGCTTCTTTGGTGCAGGTGGAGCTTTGGGAATCATCTTGTATTGCGTCGCAAACGTCCTGAATGCGTCCGCGCCATGCGATGCCCAGTCGTGCCGTGGCTTGTCCTTCCAGACGCCACGTTCCTCGTCCCAGTCCTTGCGGTAGGAGCGTAGAGCTTTCAGACCTTCCGAACATGCTTCCTCGTCAAATTCACAATGGGCGAACACCGCGCGGCCGGCATTGATGCCGTCATCCACTCCCATGCGGGGGACGATGCTAGGCTTAAGCTGGAGCTTTGCGGCCTGTTCAATGCGCGATAGACCCGAGCCCCATTCATCCACCACGCCGTCATGCGGCCAGTAGTGATCGGCATAGACCAGGTTACGGCCCTTCAGGTCATCCACGTAATAGGGCAGCCCCTCTCCCGAGTTCTGCACATAGCCAATGAACCGGAACCGCGCGCCAACCCGCTGATACAGCCAGATTGACGTATAGTCGCCGATTCCGATGTCCCAAGCCGTCTCAACAGGAACACCCTTGATCGCAGGAAACTTGCCGACACGACCCTGCAATTCAGCGGTCGCTATCTGATCAGCGTAGTATGCGCCCTCGATCGAAGCCTCGAACGCCTCTTTGGCCGTCGAGGGGAATTCCCGCTTCATGTCAGAAAGCTGGTTCTCAGCCTTCTTGGCGTACCATGCCTTCTGGCCAGCGTTGAGCTTGATGCCTTCCGTTTCTTCCAGCTTGACGAAGTATTTTGTCAACTCATCCGAGATCGCGACGCCATCCGGATCGATCCAGTATTCCGGATGCTGGTGCCATGAATAGAAATGGAACTTGAAATCAAGCGGCGTTAGCTTGGCGCCAGTCCTCTCCTTGGTCTGCGCTGTCTGGCATACCTCAAAGAAATGGCCTTCCTGGCCTTCAGCCGTGCTCTCAATAAAAACAACCTGCCCGGCCTGCACCGTGTTAAGCGCACCTGTACGGACCTCCCTGGCCTTCTCAGGGAACTTGGCGCAGAGCTTGCCGTATTCCGATACATGCAAATATTGCAGCGTGCCTGAGCGCAGAGACGTTCCGACTCGAATGCTGGAGTTGTTTCCAAGCATCAGCTCAGTCGCGTTGTCGTGCAGGATCGGAACGTGATTCTTGATTCCGTCCGGCAATAGATCATACGGGAACTTGACCTTATCCCGAAAGATGGTCTGAGCGTCGCCAAGCGTATGGGCGATCGTGCCGGCTCGGATGTCCGAGTTGAACACGGTCGCATCGAGCATGAAGATCTGAATGAACGTCGTGAATCCCAACTGCCGGGCCTTCAGAATCACGTTCATGTAGTGCATTTGGTCGAACAGGGCTTCTTGTGCCCAATTCATCTCAAAACGCTGTCTCTTGCCGTCCTTGTCAATGATCCAGTAGAGATTGGTTAGTCGCCATCGCCAGTCCGAAAACTGACCGATCGCTTTGCGGAATACCTCGGGTTCTGCCATCAACAGCCTTCAAGAGATCAGCAAGGGCGTCCGAAATATCATGCTTGGCCTCAATGGCAGCCAACCTGGCATGAACGTATGGCGCCGCGGCCTTGGCCGCCTCAAACCGCTCGGCCTGTGGCAAATTAGGATTACGCAACATTTCAAGCATATAAGCCAATGGCGTGAGGCCAGATGCCTCCACTGCAGCCACCAGCTCTTGCGTCTTGGTGTTTGGCACGCCTGACTTTCGTCCAGCGTTCTCTCGTTTACCGCCACGCATTTGATTGTTTTGATTTCGTATGAATGTTTTTCAGTCCCATTGAAAAACCCGCCAACTAATCAAAGCTGGCGGGCGCAATTATGATCCTGCCTGATTTGTGGTGATTTGGTTTAACAAGTCAATAGCCGTCCTCAGTTTGTATTACTGAGGCCTCCAACACGTCGTCCAGTTGACGGTCAACGCGGGCCAAAAGGAAATCAATAAATTTCCAATTCGCTCCTGGATTTAGCTCTCGCACAATTTTTGTCAGTTCCTCCACGACATCCGTCAAATCATTCAGGATGAAACGGCTTTCCCTATCCATCACCCAATCCCCCAAAGCTTGGCTAATCTGTATCCTGCATCCTTCACCAGTTCAGCCGCGCCCGCAATTGCCTGTGGCTTGCTGCGCCACCCGATCCACTGCCCGCAGACCTCAAGATTTTCTTCCCGACATACGAACAACTCTGCAATGTGCGCAGAACGAAGCCCGAGGCACTCCTGAGCCTCCCGCCAGCGCTGACGGTGGAATACCTGCCCCTCGCTCTTGGGCATCCCGGCGGGGCCGCTATCGCCTCCTGAGAATATCCGGTCGAGGTCGAGCGATGAGATCGTGGGGGCCTGGCCGGCATGGAACCAATGATGTCTATATTTCTGCAGCGCAGAATGCTCGGCGCCGGAGATAATCCCCTTCTTGTGGGCGCGGTCGAGTGGGCTGTCTCGCATGATGTATGTTTTGATGCCGCGGTCTTCGCCACCGAGCGTGAAATCGCCGGCTGATTTGCTCAGGCGTTCTGCCGTAGGGCAGCCGTGGATTTCTATTGACGGATATTCCGGGTTTGGAACGCCACGTTTGCTCGCGGGAATCCCTTGGCGGCGGATATTCCGTGATTTCACTTGCGCCCCGATCATGGTTGTTCCTCGGATTTAGGTTTGCCGCGATATTCTGGGATCGATGCTAGACAGAGATTGGCAATTCCGGCCGCCCATGCTCCGCCATTTGCCATGGTGGCCGCATTGTCACGGATATCTTCCAGGGCCTTCGTCAGCCGATAGTCAGCCAGCCATTTCCTTGAGCGCTCGTGCCTGTCGGCGTCCTTTGCTGCGGGGGACGGAAGGCCAGAGGTTGTTGACGATACCAGTGGCTTTTCGGCGGGCTTCGGTTCTCTCAAGCTGCCGTCTGATGGGTCGCGGATCATTTTCTGCTCCTATAACAAAGCTGCCATCCATCCTGAACTCCCCAACAGTAGCCGACAAAAATACATGCGATTCCAAAGCTAATCGTGAGGCCAACTGTGATCAGCATTGTCATGCCATCCTCCGGAGTTCGAGGCCAAACTCACGCAACAGCTCAGGCGGGGCTCGGCACGCTGGCGAAGTCGGATCGTTTCCGTGGCCTTTTGGCCAGTTCCCAAAGCTTGTGTAGCTTTGCAAAGCGGCTCGCCAATTAACGTCTTCTGGATTTACGACACCCACTCCAGCGGCCTGTTTCGGCCCCCAGTCAGCGGCGTTCAGCAGCCATTTGTCCCAAGCAAAGTTCCAGTTTTTGAAAACTGTGCCCTTCGCCCGATGGTGCGATGTGAATTTGCTCAGCTCTCGTTCGGCGCCGTCGTTCCCGAGCTTCCGGCAAGCGGCTGTCCAACGGATTTCGTCCGGTCTCCAAGCTTCCGCCAATTGGCTGCCCCTATCTTTCTTTTCTTTCTTATTACTATTTAAAGATATAGAGGGCGGTTCTGGATTTCCGGTGGATTCCGGTGGATTTCCGGTGGATTTCCGCTTTCGTTCGCGGTCATAAGCGCGTCTTTTCTCCGCTGCTTTGTCCACCGGATTCCGCGGAATTCCGGTGGAATTAACACCGGCAACGAACGCACTAGCAACAACGGAAGCAGCCACATCAGGCGCACATCCAGCCTCGATTAGCTCTGCTACCATCCAGCCAATGTCCATAGCTTAGACCATTCCCATAGAAACCATGTAGGCCTGAACGTCGGCTTCGAGAGCTTCGGCCTTCTTGGCGTCGGCCCGCTGTTTACGGACAATCACACGTAGGGCTTGCGGATTGTATCCGTTGCTTTTGGCCTCCGCGTAAACATCGCTGATGTCTCCCGATATGGTCTTCTTCTCGTCCTCCAGGCGGTTGATCCGCTCGGTGATCGATCGAAGTTGCTCTTTCGAATTATGCCCGGCTTGTGCTTCGCTCATGCTCTCTCTCGGTTTGTGGTTTGTTGGAACGCAGCGGATAAACTGGCATCTTGTTGCTCAGCCACTCGATCCATGAATGGTTGGGCTTGTCGAAGTCAGGCATGATGTATGCCCAGCCGCAGTGATAATAGCGCTCCAGATCCGCTGTCGGCACAGACTGGCGCAGGCTATCGCTCATGCCGCCACATCTCCCCTCAAGAGCCGGAGCATCTTCGAAGCAAGCAAGCTCTCCAACTCACTGCGCCGCACGCTGAGCGGTTTCTCAAGCGAGACCATCACTCGCAGCCGTGAAATCTGATCCTCAATGGGTAACCCTCTCAGGCGATCCACCATGAGGTGAAGCGGAGCAGGTTTCATGCCTCGATCCCCCGCTTGAGGATTGCGGCGTTGAGCTTGTCGAGCCAGGCAGTGGCAACGATCGAATAGCCTTCCTTCACGAGTTCGGCTCGTAGCTTTTCTAGGCGAAGGGCCTTGTCGCGCGGGCTGCGGTCAACGATGATATCGTGCAGATTGATGGTCATGACATTCTCCGGCGGCTAAGCGCTGCGTGAGGTCCGCAGTACGAAAAGCCTTCAAGTTGAGCGTGATTGCAGAAGGTATAATTTGGCCCGTCTCCATACGGGAAACGGCATCCCCCAGCATCAAGCTCCAACAGGCTCTTGTGCTGCGGAATGACTTCAACGCAACGCAACGCCTCTAAATTGACTGGCCTGATCCTCACCACGGTTACTCGCTGACTGCGCCGCTTCTCGTTACGGCGCGCGGCCTTTGCACGCTTGGTGGCCTCGATCTGTTCCGGTGTACGCCGGGTAAAACTTCTCGGTTCGTTGCTGTATCGGTTTGGCAAGGCCATCCGGTAAATCTTACCGCACACCGCGTTGCGGGTTATTCCTTCACCTATCTTTGCCGCGATGCCAGAGAAGCTGAATCCAGCAGCCCATAGGTTTTTGAGTGTTTCTATTCGGTCTTCATTCCAGATCGAGGGCACGTTATTCCTCATGCGCGCATCTGCTCCTGAATGAATAGTGGAGGCTCATCGTTGTCGGTGAGGCCTTCCATCATCGCCATGTATTTTCCGAAGTCGTCCGGAATGCAGCCGATGTCGAATAGGAATTTCTCCTCGTCCAGGACAAAGCGGTAGTCGTCCTCGATCGCAGCGAGGAGCTTCTGCTGAATATCTGCCGCCGCACCGGGAAGCGTGGGAGCGCGAGGTGCGGCGGCTTCATCCGGCCCGCCGGAGGGGGGGGCGCCGGAATCTGAAAAGGGGTTGGGGAGATTGGTCATTTACTCAGCCTCCCCAATGTTCTGCTGAAGAAGAGCCTTAGCCGCGCGAACAGAATTGCTATCAGCCCCGGCGATTTCCTCGGTTCGTTTAAGATCATGTTCCAGCTTTCGCATTTGTGCCGCACACTCTGCGCGATAAGCCGCCCTGATGCTCTCGTAGACCGAGATGCTGATTATCCTGAGCCGGTCCCGGCGATATCTTAAGGACCACAGGAATCCGTAATCGACTCCGTACTGTCGTTCGATCTGGCGCATTGCGTTTTCGATATCACCCGGCCCGCGGGCCTTCATTCGCGTGAGATCTTTCGACCACGCGGCAGCTTGGTCTAAAAACGCAGCGTCACTCATTGGCAGCCTCTTTTTTCCCACTTGCAAAACCTTCCATGTTTGATGATCGACATGGGAGGTACACACGACAACGACGATGACTTAGATACTTGGCAGTCCGTTGGAGCGGTTACTGCCAAGCTTCTGCTTCGCCTTGAGGAGATAAATCTCAAAGCGCCAGATCGCGAAAAGCTCGTTGAAAATCAGCCACGAAATGAAAGCCTCGTAGAGCGTCATGAACCTTCCTCCCAACTGAACCCACACGGGCCGGCTTCGGGAATTGATGTGTCAGACAACTTGACTGACGTTGCTCTATTCACGGTTGAGTGAATTTGCTGTCCAAAAGACACACGTGACACGTGCATGTCGAAAAAGTGTCGGATTGGTGTTGAACGCAGAAGGGTTATGCAGTTGTATCTCGTTGTCTTGCACGTCAACGGGGACGCACAAAGATGCCAAATGTCATTCGGCTCGATCATGTACGAGCCTCTTCAAGCTCGGTTGCTTTGCGCGCCGCTAAGGCCACGAAGGTCTCAGCTTTCAACCCGGCTTTTACTGCTACATCAGTCGCCAAGATCGCGGACCACCAGTCGGCAGGTACGCTATCGCGCTGCCACCACTTAGAGACCACGAAAGCCTTGACACCGAGATCGGATGCCAGTGCCTCTCGGGTGTCCCAAAGTTCGATCAATTCGCTGAACGATGTGATTTTCTTGGCCATAGGCGAGGTTATAGGACAAACGGTCCTTAAACGCAAGGCCATTCTGTCCTTAGACGAAAAATTGTCTTTAGGACATAATGTCCAGATGGCCGAATCCGATATAGAAGCCCAGTTCAAACAAGACTTTATCGACCGTGTGAAGGCGGCGCGTATCGCCACTGGCATGAAGCAGTGGCAGATCGCCGAGTCCTTGGGGATGCCTCAAGACAAGTATAAGCAGTACGAAGGCCGAAGCCTCCTGCCGCACCATCTAATAGGCCGATTTTGCATCATAACCAGGATTGAGCCTGATTGGCTCCTGACCGGCCGGGGCCAGAAGCCCCTTAAACCCCTCCACGTCGCTGAAGCAGACGAGCCGGTAGCGGCGACCAAGACAAAGCGCCCGCGCTCCAAGCGAGCCGCCTAGCCCGTTTACCCCTGTTTCCTCAGGCCCCTGCCCTATTCGGGTAAGGGGCCTTTTTGCGTCCTGAAAATTATTTTTGAGATAAGGACAAATAGTCCTTGACCGTAAGGACAAATCGTCCTAGATTGTTCTCATCGAAACGGGAGCAAGCAGATGACCAAATCAGCCCAAAACGCAAAGACCCTCGTCGAAGCCGGTGTTGCCGAACTTCAGGCCGCTGGTTGGACCGAAGCGCAGATCATCGCGCAGCTCCCCTACCTCGCGACCGAGGCGGTGAAGTTTCTAGCGACAAAAGCCGCCTAGGGGTGATGGTATGAAAAATCTCCAGACCTTCATTCTCACCACGATGTTCGCCCTGATGGTGGCGCCGGTCGTCGCTTTCTACAGCTTCCTGGTCTGGTGACATGACCGAGCCCCAGCACGCGCTGCACGTCACTGACTACTACTGCGCAATGACGCTGGAACGGCTTCGGGCAATGGGCGCCTGCAATCGTCAGACGCGGAAGCTCAATGACGACGAAACCGACGACAACAACTTCAGCATCGAGAACGGCGACGGGGAGATAGTCTAATGCCCATGTTCGAAGCCAACATGAGGGTCGTTCGCGACGAGCGTTGGGTGGTTGAGGCCTTCGATATCGAAGGTGCACGCAGGAAATTCCAGCTCGGCACCGAGGATGTTGAAAATGTCAGCAGCCCTATAGGACAGCTAGCTGACTGGGAGGTCTACGCCGTCACAGAGATGCCGCCGCTCACCAAAGAACAGGCTGAAGAACTTACCAGGAGAGCAACGTGATGGAAACCTCATTCATCGACAACGCAATTCTCGGCAAGTTCGACGACGACTGCGCCGCAATTGGCCGACAGATCGACGCCAAGGCTGAGGAACTTCGCGCCGCCTACCAGCGCATCAGCCGCCTCGAAGCTGATCTGGAGGAGTGCGCCGAATACTTCAAGGACCGTTGCGACGTGGTTGACGGCGACTACGGCGAGCAGGCGCCTAATTCGGAAATGAAGCTCTACTCGATGATCCAGGAAACGATGCACGGACCGGGGAATTTCTGATGTCCAGAATGGCAGACATTCAACTGGATTGCTGGCGCGCTCAACACGAGCCCGTCCCCATCCGAAACCTTGCCCGACAGGCTTATGCGGTCGCCAAGCTGATCGGACACTGTGAGGCGATTGCCGGTAGCGGGCTTCTGCCCGAGCCGTCCGAACAATCGCTGCGGCTTTTGATTGCTGAGGCTCTTACTGCGTTCAACATGGATGCACATCAGGACGCCGTCAAAGCTGAAATGGAGTTCTAACGACCAGTAGAGGCAGAGCTGGAAGTAAATCTGCTGAACCCAAATGAAAGCACACGACATGAAAATCTCTGAAGAGTTTCCCAGCAAATACCTCAAATCCTCTGACCTCAAAGGGCAGGAAGTCCGCGTCACCATGGGTAACGTCGAACGCGAGGAAATCGGCAGCGACAAGAAACTGGTCCTGTACTTCAAGGGCAAAGAGAAAGGCATGGTTTTGAACAAGACCAACGCCAACACCATCGGAGATTTCTATGGTGATGACAGCGACGATTGGTACGACCAGCCGCTTATCCTCTTTTCCATCAGGACGGAATTCCAGGGCAAGCCCGTCGATGGGCTGCGCTGCCGCGTTCCGACCGCTAGGGACAATAAGCCTGCACGCCGCGAAGACCCGATCAGCAGCGGCCCGCCATCTGGACATCCGGCCGGTGCCGAAATGACCGACGACGAAATTCCGTTCTGAGGACTGATCCATGACCGCTTTCCGCGCCACATATTCCGACTGGAAGCTGATCAAGACCCGTGGCGTTGTCCAGGTGGTCATGGAAATCCCATTGGCTGATGCCGATGCAGCCTATGACGTACTCGGCGGCATGCCCGTACACGGCAAGGAACGCTGGTTCGGGATTGCCGCTCTCAAGTCCACCACGAAGGAGGCGCCCAGCAACGCCCCGTCAGAGAGTCCCCCAAGCACTCGCTCTGACGGGGCGAAGCGCATGGACTGGCGGAATATGCAGCCAGCGGCACAGGCGGCTTTGCGATGCGGGCAGCCGAAATTCTGGGCGTTCCTACGCGAAGTGATGGCCTATCCAGACGTTCGAGACGAGCAATGTGCCGCAATAACAGTTCGGCACATCTGCAAGGTCAACTCCCGCTCTGAGTTTTCGACTGACCATCGCAAGCGTGTTCTCTGGCACCAACTCGATAGCCAGTTTCAGGCATGGCATGCCAAGGAAAGGGTTGGAGCATGAGCGAACTTCGACAGCGCGAACCGCGCAAGAAAAACGACAAACATCTCGCATGGATACGCACGCAGGATTGTTGCATCTGCGGCGACAACACCAGCACGGAAGCAGCGCACATTCGGACCCAGAAGCCAGAGTTGGGCAAGGACGATTTCGGATGGGGACGCCCAAGTGACGTGTGGTGCGTTCCGTTGTGTGGCGCGCACCATCGCGAGCAACACGCGATGGGCAATGAAATGGCATTCTGGAAGAAATACGGCCTCAATCCGTTTCTGATTGCAATGACACTGAGGGCAAAATGATCGCGAGCTATCTAGTGAATTTCGGGCAGTTCATTGAAAGCCCGATCGTGAAGCTGGTGGCGGTTATTCTTGCGGGATGGGCCGGCTATCGCTTTTGCGGTTGGTACACACGGACATGAAGTACAGAGCCATGACAGACCAGACACAGCCTAACTCCTCCGATATTATTGAGCGGCTTCACGATCACGCCTTGTTCAGCAAGGCGGAGCGTTGCGCAATGTTCATGGAAGCCGCCAAGCGCATCCAGGAGTTAGAAGCCGCGCTGGCGAAAGCAAGTTCCCCTGTCGGCTGGGGCGATCACATGGGTTTAGCGAAGAAGCCCGCCCAATGCCCAAGGATGCAGGTCGAGCCGTGGTGCGTCTTCCCGCGATGCGACTGTCCGCTTGACGAGAAGATGACCGAGCTTCGGAACCAGGTGAAGCCATGAGCGACATGGGAGAAATGAATAGCCGCAACTGGAAACCGACTGTTTCGGGTGGACGCTGGACCTCTCCGGAAGGCGAGGAAATCTGGACCAAAATCCACGACGAGCGTGGCGAGCGAAACGTTGCAAAGCTGACGCGCAAGGGAAACCTTTGGTACACCGGGACGCCTATAGGCGTCGGGATGTACGTCTACTACACGCCAACGCACTGGAGCCCGACATGAGCCAGAGTTCTCAACACGAGATTATTGAGTTGCTGCAGGGAGACGGCGACTTTAAAACGTGGGTTCGGGATCATCTGGACTACCAGAACGATCGTTGGTGTTTGATATGGCCGTTTGGGTCGATAAGCGGAACGACCATTCAAGTAGGGAAACCGCCCCTCAATGTTTGCAGGCTGATGTGCGAATACCGGAACGGTCCTCCACCGACCCCAAAGCATCAAGCCGCACATAGCTGCGGTAGACGCCACGAAGGATGTGTCAACCCTCAGCATCTTTCATGGAAGACAAACGCTGAGAACCAAGTTGAGCGCTATCAGCATTCCGGACTTACCAAGAGAACGAAGCTTACACCGGAGCAAGTTGACGAAATTCGCGCGCTGAAGGGGCGGGCAACAGTCATAGATATTGCCAAGCAATACGGCATATCAATCACCAACACTAGATCGATCCTGGCTGGCCGGCTGTGGAGGAACCCGAACCCGCGGCAAAGGGTATTCAGCAACGACGAAGTAATCAGGATTCGCTCGACGCCACTCAGTGAGAAGTCAGCTGTGGCATGGGCTAGGGAGCTTGGAGTGCATCGCGCCGCTGTCGATCGGATAAGGCGAGGAGATACTTACAAATGGGTGCAGCCATGAGCGATTTGCCCCAGAGCTTATCTTCCGTGACCGAGAGAGAGCAGCGCACTGGGGCATATCTGCTGCAAACGGCCAAGTCTTTAGGCTGGCCTGATGATGGCGAAGGCGCCCTAGAATTTATGCTCCGACGTACTCGTGAGGTTGCCTTCGAGGACTGTGCTGGTCATGCCCCAAGAGAGCGAGAGCCAATTCTAGTAGCCGCTCTGAAAAGCACGACCATCTCCCTTAAGGCGGCTGTTTCTCTATTGGAAAAGACGCCAGAGGCTAAGGCGCACGCTGCCTCCGACAAGATGTTCGAGCAAATGATGGCTGACTACAAGCTATCAATCCATGAAGGACGCGCCGCACTTTCGGACACATCGACTGGTCAAAAGAGCGAAGACCCGTCGCGGGATGAACTGATCGAATCCATCCAGTACGCTATCGGCACACTCTCGATGCACATCGACGCTTACCACGATGGCGACTACGAGCCGCATCAAGTCCCTGACGAGTTGGAAGAGTTGCGCCGGCTCCAGCACCACCTGGAGGGTTCTCTGATCGACTCAAATGGTGTCGCTGTTTCGGTCACCTATCCAGATCGTGAGGGCAAATGAGCTACCCATTCCGAGCGGATCAGCCTGGCCCAAAGCCGCCCAGGATGACGATCTGGCAGGCCATTGCCATCATCTTTGGGTGGAGGGAGGACCGATGACGAAGGCTGAAAGCTCTATGGCTGTTGGCGAGGCATTGAGGCTGCTTTCTGACCTGTTCTCGGAAGCGGCGCACGAGCATTGGACCAAGGGCGAGGTTGTCCAAGTCATCGAGGACTTCATCAAGGTCCGTTGCCCGGACACGCGCCCTGACCGCGAGGGGAAATGATGCTTAGCCGAACGCAACGCATGGTTCTGCGCACGCTCGATGAAGCTGGGGAGCCATTGTTCAACGGAACGCTGAGTGCTCGGACTGGGCTTCGGTTCAACAGCGAGGTTTTCCACTCGCTCGTGAGCCGCGGCCTGATTAAAGGCCATCCATACGAACTGACGGGCGCTGGCCGGGCCGCGCTTTCGGACACTTCGCAACTAGGAAAGTCACAATGAAGAATCTTCGATATGTCCCAGCAGAATGTATCCCAGACTGCACAGATCGGTGGTGTCCATATATCCATAGCCATGGATGGACCTGTGATGAAGTCGAAGGCAAGCTATTTGCAACGCCGAACGACGTTGTGCGTGAAGCCGCTCGGACACCCCAGGACCCTGAAAGAGCAAAATGAAAACTGCGACCTGTCTGAAATGCGGGATTGATTTCCAGTGCCATTCTTGGGCGCGCGGGAAGTATTGCAGCAAATCATGTGCGTCAGGACATAATCGGCGCCACGGGCTATCGGACAATCCGGAGCACCGCACATGGACTCGCATCCGAGAGCGCTGCAACAACCCGTCGCACGGCGATTACGCAAGGTACGGCGGCCGCGGCATCAAGGTTTGCGCCCGATGGGACGTATTCGAAAACTTCTTGGCTGACATGGGCCCGCGCAACGGTCTGACCATAGACCGGATCGACAATGACGGGGATTACGAGCCCGGCAATTGCCGCTGGGCAACCATGAAAGAGCAGTCCAACAACCGCGGTGGCTATAACTACAGACCCGAGGATGATCAGAAGATCCGCGAAGCTTTGGCCCGAGGCTACAGTTACCGGAAGACAGCCGAATATGTCGGGAAGTCTTTTCAATCGGTTTCCGGGCGCATCTATCGTTTGGGGTTGCAATCTCGGTCCAGAGTTGTGGGAAGTCCGCCAGATGAACGGGGTGAAGCATGAGCAAGCGAACCAAGTTAAGCCCGAAGCGCGAGGAACTGATCGATCAGTTCGCCGACATCTTCCACTCGTTCAAGGATCTGACGCAGGTCACCCCGCTGGCTTTCCTCGCCAAGCTAGAGCGCAAGGGGATTACCATTTTCAGGAAGCCGAAGCGCTCGAACTCTCCGGCATACCGAAAGAGTGAAGCATGATGACCCCGATCCAATCCGAGCGATACAATGGCTTGCATCAAATAACTGTCATGGAGATCGACAGAATTCGGGAACGGATGTCCGATGTCGTCATGATGCTAGATGCGCCAGATGCTTACAATCGGGAATATATAGCTGCCGTGTGTCGGTCGATCCTGTCCTCAATCTCTTCCGGCGAAAACCGAAAGTCTGAAGCATGAAGGGTCTCAAGTTCTTTAGCCGGACGAATGACCGGCACTGGTTGAACCTGGCGTCCTACCATGACCCAGAATCCATAACGTGGTCGTGGATACTGTCGTTCGGAACGCGGAAGCCTGACGAGCCTTGGATTTGGTATTTCTTCCATGCTCATCGCGGATATCAGGGGCTCCGATGGGATCTTTGTTTACTTAGCTGCAGGCTGACTTGGCAGACCCAGAGCAAGATGCTCCGCAAGCCGGTCACTTCTGGAGACCGAAACACTGAAACCTCAAAGGAAAACATATGAGCGAATATCGACGAGACTTCCGAGAAGCGCAGCGCGAATATTTTTGGTCACTACCTCGCGTGGTGATAGCCCTATTTACCGCCATCTTCCTGCTTGGTGGCGTCGGCTGGGTTTTCAACATCATGTCCCAGCCCGCGCGCATCGTCAGCAAGACGTTGGATGCCGATAATGTCATCACAAACTACGAGTGGTTCCATGATGCCAACGGCAACTATTTGGCCCGCGTCTCCCAGATCAAGCAGTTCAAGGCGCTAAACGGTGCGGAGACGGACCCCCAGGAGAAGTCGCGCCTGCGAATCGAAATGGCGGCAATCCAGCAATCGTGCCGTGACCTCTCGCGCCGGTACAATGCCAATGCCGCCAAGATGAACCGCGGGATCTTCCGCGAAAAGAGCCTTCCCGATCAACTCAACACTGGAGACTGCGAATGAGCGACCTTTCAACAATACTCAAGATTGCCAGCATTGTACTCGCCGGGTCGTGTCTTTCTGGATGCGAAGACCTTCCGCAATCAAACAAGAACCAACAGGCTGAAAAGGCGGCAGCGGCTGCGCAGTCGATCAAATTTGATGAGAACGCCGAGATCGACAACATCAAGCGTCGTCTGGAGTTGACAGCCGATCCCGGCAAGTACGGCTTTATCCTCCTGCTCAACCAAGCCGGCCAGCCGATCTTGTACGAGGGCGTCAAGGGCAAGGTAACAAGCGGCGGCAAGCGCCTCACCCCGCCAGACCGAGCCGGATCAAGCTGGGGCGGAGGACAGAATACAGTCACGCGCGCGGCGGCCTCTGACGAAGGCACATGGGGAAGTTCATCGCCCTACATCTTCTACTGGAACACCGATGGCGTTTATCGCCAGTGGGATGGTGGCTACCTCTACAGCGACCAGCCAATCCGACTGCGCGTCGAGCCTCTGGTGATCACGCTGCAAGCGGCGTCCGTCAAATAACGGCTGTTTCGGATATGACGAAAGACCGGACTAGAAAAGGAGAGAGAAATGGATCTTCAGAGAATTGTTGACATGATGGGAGAGGCAGGACGCATGTCCCGCAAGAATTATCATCTGACCCTGGGCGGCGCCATCAAGGCCATGGAAGACCTGCCGCCGGCCACGGTCGTCCGATACGATTACTCGACTGCCGGGCCCACTCACCCGCATAGCTACCGCGGCTACTATTCAGACCTTGCGTTCGAATCCGGCGAAGGTGTTACGGTCGAGCAGTTTCGTAAGGAGTGCCAGAGCGCCCTCGATACAACCTTTGAGGGATATAAGGGAGGGGATTTTTTGATGGGTGCTGACACGCCCCTCTGGAATTCTGGCTACGGCACCAGCAATGGAGGGCGGGCTATCATCGGACTTTCGATAGTCGGCGATTTCGTCGTTCTGACTACGAGGGAAGTGGACTAGCCATGACCACCCCGGCACCCGAGACGATCGAGCGCGAACAGGGTAAGCTGTATCTCAGCGACGCCGAACTGATCCGTCGTCTCGGCGTGCCGGAAAAGCATATGCGCAAGATCCTGCCCGGCCTGGAGAGCAAGTACGGTTTTCCACGGAAACAACCGCTTTTCGGGGATCGACGCTATTGGCCGGCAGTGAAAGCGTGGTTGGATAAGCGCAACGGGATCACGATTGGCCCGGAAGAAGCACGGAGGGCGAACAATGACTGAACGGTCCAAGCGTCATATTGACAATGCGCCGGGGCTGGTGTGGCGCGAGCGCACCCGAGCCAAGACGTGGGTAGCATACTGGCAGGCTCGTAGTGACCTGGTAAAGCGCGGTTATGCGCCCAGCGCTCAAAAGCTTTGGGAGGGCACCGAGCCCGATGATGTCGATCAGATGGAAATTGCCTCGCAGTGCAATCACCTGCAATCAGCCATGCTCGTTTGGGGCCGCGAGCGCGATGGCGGAGGGATGCTTCTGCCCCTCGTCACCATTCACAACTTGATCGAGAAATATCAGAAGGATGAGGACTCCCCCTTCCATGCCAAACGCTACGAGGCTCGGCAGGGTAAGGCCGCGCTATTGAAGCGGATAGACAAGCGGTTCGGCGACGTGATGCTGTCCGAGATCACCGGGCGAATGATCCTGTCCTGGTACAAAGAATGGAGCGACAAAGGGCAGAAGGTCTCCGCGGGAGGAGCATTCATTGCCACCTTGCGGACCATGTTCCGGTTCGGTGCCGGTCTTCTAGACGACAAGGAATGTGCCCGCCTTGCCGGCACGCTATCCAGCCAAAGCTACAAGGGAACCAAGCCGCGGGAGGTTGCCCTGTCGGCCGATCAGGCTGTAGCCGTCCGGCAGAAGGCCCGCGAGCGCGGGTGGCCGTACATGGCCCTCGCCCAAGCTATCCAGTTCGAATGCACCCTGCGCCAGCGCGACGTCATCGGCGAGTGGGTTCCAGTGAAGGAGCCGGGCGTATCGGACATCATTCAGACGAAGAAGTTCAAGGGCAAGAAGACGACCAAGAAGTGGATCACCGGCCTGCGCTGGGAGCGCATCGACGAGAACCTGATCCTGCGTCATGTCACCAGCAAGCGGAACAAAAAGATCGAGATCGATCTGAAGCTGGCACCGATGGTGATGGAAGAGTTCCAGATCATGTTCAAATCCACCGATCGCTCCGCCATGCCCGCCTCTGGTCCTGTAATCCTATGCGAGGTCAACGCCTGGCCTTACTACAACACCGAGTTCCGCAGGAAGTGGCGTAAGGTGGCGACCGCGGCCGGCGTTCCGAAGACCGTCAAGAACATGGACACCAGGAGCGGCGCGATCACTGAGGCGGCGGCTGCCGGCGCCGACATGGAGATGGTCAGGAAGGCTGCGACCCACAGTAACGTCTCGCAAACACAGAATTATTCGCGGGACGACGCCAAGGCGACCGCCGAGGTCATGGCCCTGCGGGTAGCGCGGAGAAACAAACGAGATACGGAATAGCGGACGGATCGCGGACGGATTTGTAAGTGACTGTATTTGCTTAGATAAAAAGATAGTCCGGACAGCCTAGGAATTCGCGATACGAAAAGATGACGGTCAACTATAGTATTGGGTTTGTTGGTCTATTTCGTTTCAAAGCAGATTTCCTGATCTTTTCCGTCCGCTATCCGAAACAGCAAACGCAGCATTGGGCTGCTTATGGAGAGCATAATGACATATGGAAATAAGGCTTTAGCGGAGGCTATCACCAAACTGAACTACGGCGAGCTTTTGGATGTCGCCGAGGAACTCAATGATATGAACTCTGGCGAAAACGAGGGCCTGCGCGACATGAGTAGCAAATACGGCTTGGCCGGAACCTTGTTTGATTGG